CGGTGTAATTTTATTGATTTTCCGCATGAAAACCCCTCCTTTCCACTTACCATTAATCACTCTAAAAACCCGTAATAGCAAGTTAATTCGGCGATTTGGAGGGGCATAATGTACCCAAAAATGGCCTGTATTTTTCACGCATCTTTGTATCAATTATGCTGAACTCATCCTCGGTTATAAGCCCCTGTCGGAGCATTGTTCGTGCAATGGCGATGGTGGCTTGGTAGAGCCGTTCCCGCTCAAAATGCTCACTGTTCATTTCGCCACCGCCTTGCCGAAGCGGTCTACGACATAACAGTTATGGGAGCAGTATTTCCGTCCCTTGTTGCCATAGGCGGTAAACTCCGCTCCGCACCCACCGCAAGTGAAACTGTAGTGTGCTTTTTGGTTTATGCTTTGGGGATTAGCGCTCCACCACGCCAAGCGGCATTTATCAGAACAGAAGCGTTTCCGTTTTGCGCCCGGCGTATGTTGGAGCGGCTTGCCGCAGTTCCCGCAAACCTCAAAATCGGTGACAGGCTGTTCGGCTATACAATCCGCGCCGAGATTGTTTCGGCGGCAGAAAGATTTCACGGTGTTTTCGGATATGCCGAGCGCAGTAGCGATAGCTGCGTAGCTTTCGCCTTTGGCGCGCAGTTGCTTTATGCGTTCTTTTTGTAATGCCGTCATGTTCTTGCCTCCTCCGAAGGCAAGGTCTGCCTTCACAATAAGCCACGGGAGGAGGCCAATTTTGCGTGTAAACTAAAAAAAGTCCCGCAAGACGGCGGCAAGCCGAATCACGGGACTATAAACCGTTATCCTGTTTAGAGTTTCTGCACATGGTCAAGGCTAATCCAGCCTACACCGGACTTAAGCCTGCCCCAGTTGGATGCGCCGACGCCGCTTGATTCCTCGACGATGGTGTAGATACCCCTGTCGTTGATAACGCCGACGACTGCGGTGTCCGTACCCGCGCCTTTGCGGATGTTGAGCGCGTTGGCTGTAATCCTAACGGTATACGGTTGAAATGTCGTCGGTGGCGTTGGAGCGGGTGCGGAATCGCCGACCACCGTCAGGAACTTCGTGTTGACGGGACTGTTGATGGAGTTTTCGCCAGACACGCTCTTGTCGATAACGGCACGGTTGCCTTTGACGGACTTAACAATCCAGTCCAGTCTTTTTACCCAAGCGGGTATTTCCTTGCCGTCATAATAGGTGGCATCGGCGGCAAGCCTGACCATATCGCCTTTTTTAACATCGGACGGAGCGGACGGCTCACTCGGTATCGGTGGCTCGACCGGCGTTATCGGTGTGTCGGAATCCAAGAGCCGTTTCACCTCGGCGCGGAACGTGTCCATCGACTTGCCGTGCCTTGGAAACCAGTTGTGCGGGTCTGCATGGTTGGAAGCGATGCCGCGCTGATGCCCCTCAAAGTGACCGATAAGAACGCCGTCGGCAACCGGGTCGAGTTTGTATTCTTTGCAGAGGAAAGCGCAAAGTTCCGTGGCTTCCTTGTATACGGAATTAAAATAGACGGCGTCGGTCAGTCCGTCCTCACATATTTCAAAGGAAATGTGAGTATCATTACCGCTTCCCCTTGAACCGCTACCGCAATGCCAGCCGCGATGATTCCACGGCAAGGTCTGGTAGGTTGCGATAGAGCCGTCAGCAAGCCTGCCGATAAAACCGTGGACACAGACCTGCCGACCGTCCGGGCGCGGCTGATTCCAATGGTTGTTGTTGGGATTGTGACCGAGCAAGCCGTCGTCGGGACCCACATAGCGGCGCAGGTTCGGATTGTTCGCGCCTGTGGAATGAACCATGACGCCCTTTGGCGCGATGGTTCTGTTTGCGATATAGCACTCGTTTTTAGTCAGTATCAGTTTTTGTAGGTTCATTTTTATCATCCTTTCCGCGCAGCCGCGCAAACACCTCTTTGAGTTTTTCAGGAACAGGCAAACCGAGCCGAGCGGCGTTCTCAACCAATGAGAATCCCTCGTTGGCGGTGTAAAAGAAAATAATCGCCGTCCGGATTGCGGAGTGGTCGCCGACATAGCCGGTAGGGTTCAGCATATGGAAATCCAGCACATGACCCGCCGCCACCATTGCGAAGATGGTGATTTTCTTGAAAATGCCCTTGAACCCAATCTCACTGGACAGGTTCTTTTCCACGATGGCGCACATAACGCCCGTGATGTAATCCGCAACAGCGAATACAACGAGGGTGATGAGAAACCCATCAAACCCTCCGAGAATCCACCCCAGCCAACCGCCCAAGGCGGCAAAGCCTGCCTGAATAAAAGCCCAATACTTCATGTCTGTTACCTCCAATTTCTGTTTTTTCGCATACAAAAACGCTTGCCGGTAATGGCAAGCGTCTGTGCCAATGTTTATTTTGTTATAAAGTTAAATCTGTTTCGGCAAGGCTTCCCAGAGCCGCATATCCTCCTGACCGAGCGACCAGATGGCAATGCCGCGAAGCCCCCAACGGTACGCCGCTTCATTCGACCAATAGACGAGGCTGTCCACATCTTGATAGTAGAGTATTGAGAAGCCGTCAGCGTCGCCAAGGAACAGCCGCGCAATCCACACGTTTATATCCCTCGGCACAATCCGCGCCGTATAATCGGCGTTGCATGGTATTTGTAACAGACCACTGTGGAAAAAGTCATAGTCCATCGAAATATCGTCGCTTCGGGTGGCGGTTTCCTCGACATCGGAGTTTACCGCAAACACCTGAAACTCGTTATCCCAAGTCACGCCGCTCCGTGGAAGCCTGCCGTACCGCATGAACGAACCGTCCGGCATGGTCACGTCAAAGGCTTCATACGGTTCGTAAGTCCAAGCGTCTCCCAAGCGGAGCAGTTCGCACTTGATTTCGCCGTCGGACTGGATACCGCAAAATCCTGATGTGTCGCTGACGTTTGCAGTAAAGCGGAGCGTGTTGCTTGAGCCTGAGTAAACCCTGACACGGTTTCCGCGCTTGCGCATTTCGATAAGGTACATATTCGGGTTCGTGCGTATATCGGCGTTTGGCGTTCTGGAATACGAGCCTTGCCAGCTTCCGAGGAGAGAGCCGCCTTGATACAGTTCCACCCTCTGGTTATCGATGTTGATACAGCAGAAAATATTGCCGATGAATACCCCGGCGCGACCACTCCCATTTTGAGGGAACGCAATCCGCGCCCTGACATGGACGTCTGTAAAACCGCCGAAGTTCCATGCAATCTGACCGCTACCCTCAAGCTGTGAATATACCCTCTCCTGCGACCAGTCCACGCTTCGCCATACAGACCAGTTGCCGTAAAGCGTCGTCCAGTAAGTGTTTTGCAAAGTAACAGGGTCTCGGAAGTCCTCATACCACGCCAAAGCTGAGTCAGGTCTACGCCGTAGGACTTCGGTGGTCAGCTTGAATCCCTTATCCGGCACGGCGGTATTGCCGTTCACGTCCTTAAAGCTTCGCGGCGAGAGCGCAAAGGTCGCTTCACCCGCCGTCGGCTCTTCGCTGAAAGACGAGCATATTCGGAAGCCGTAAAACTGTACGCCGGGAACGCCGCCATCAACTGTGAGGGCATGGTTTCCCACCGACAGGCTCTGCCTTGAATGGTAGAGCCAGCACGTCCGCTTCCAATACGGCCACCACAGACGGTTTTCCGAAAAGTGTACCGTCGAGCCATTAAGCGAAACGCTTATGCCGTTCTTGTCCCAAAATGGAAAACAAACCCGCACCGCCACATCGTAAACCCCTGATTGGCTTACTGTGAAATTATAACCCGCAGTGCCATCAGGTAACGACAATGTTATCGTGCCGTTGCCGACCACCACGCCGTCCGTATAGTCTTCAGGCGTTCCGTCACGGTCAACATAAATCGTACCGAACTCGGCTTTTTGCGTTTTGCCGTAGCAAGTCAAATATCGGCGGCGGTTGTACATCTCCTGCACGATAGGGCTTTCCCTTGCAACGGCGTCCCATCCTTCCATATAATCGTAGACTTGCGGGAGCGCCCACGGCACTTTGTCATGGTCGTCCCAATAGGCGATGATGGGTATCATCGGCTGCGGCGGTTGGTCNTCGGTGAAATTGTAGCCGCCAAGCATCCACAGTTTTGCGGCATAATAGGTGTTTGACACGCCGCGATAAACCCTGCCGAGGTTCTGCGGGGTATCGTAAATCTGCCAGTTCCACCCATAGGCGGGAAGCCCAAAGAATATCTTGTCGGGAGTCATGGCTTGCACGGCGTAATCGTACACGCCCTCAAGCCAGCTTCTCGGCGACACGGGACCCGGAGCGCTGCCCGCCCACGCCATCCCATATGACATAATTGCGGCGATGTCGCAGTATGGGTCGAGGTCGGCGTAAA